ATGATTGACAGATAGGATTCGATATCTATCATGTTCAATGATTCCTCCGAGGAGATTGTTCCCATTGCCATCAATGAAGAGTACATCCCTTTTGAGAGAACTTGTTTCATTGTTTCAATGTTCTGAAAAGTACCTATGTTTGGAAAAGTTATTTGATACTTATTTCCTTTGACATCTAACTCTAATGTACGATCTATCATGCGATTATATATATTTATTGATTAAATGATACTGGTGAAAGATATCTTCCAGAAGTTGTAGAGGATGCAATACCTCCTTCAGCTAAAGTCCAGTTCTGAGAATCAATAAAACAATTTCTTAACACTGCGATCTCTTTACCTGTCTTGTCTACCTCTGTAACTAGTTTTGAGTTGCTGTCTACTGCTCTCACTTCTCTCTTATAAATGTTGATTGAAATCGGAAGATCTCCAAGTGATAAAGTGTTAATAAGTGCTTCAGTACCACCCATTCTATTTAATAATTTCTTCATCACTGGACGCTCGAAATCTATAAAAAACTGATCTACATTAAAAGTGTTAGAGGCAGATATTGCAGGGACTTCTACATCATATAAGTTACCCAGTCCCTTAACACCTGTTCTCTGGATATTCTCTGTAAATGAGATGTTTCTTATATATCCTGCTACTTCGTTCTCTATAGTGATATAAGCTTTTGGAGCTGTGAATGTTTGTGTTGCCATCTTAATTATGATTTGAATAAATATCCAGTGTAGAATATCTTGTTGATCTCGTTGTTAACTACAATCCCGTAAGTTACTTTATAATAATCGTCTACTCTTGTTACTGTAACATTTCTGAATGAAAGCAGAAGATTATCAGATAATGTTACAGCTACTCTTGACTGTAGATAAGTCTCTGTCCATGTTTTCAACAATCCAGGGCTCAGAGTGTTTACATTTACTCCATTCTCTTGATTTAAAAGATCTCTCTCAGAATTAACAATCAGCTCTCTGTTTATCTGCGCCGTGATACGTTCAAACTGAATAGAGTGTGATTTACCTAGACTGTTAAATAAAACTTTATTATCTAGTAATGTGTTAACCCCCTGCAACACTTTGAATCCACCTCTGTACTGATCTGAAATAGTAACTAATACCCCGTTATCTAACGCAAGTTCCTGTTCTCTTTTTGTTAGATTATGCACTAACCCTCCAACTGAGATCTGCTTGTTAGTAATTGGTACTTGTGGTTGCAATCCACATATTCTTCCAAGAACTACTGCTGCATGATAAACAGGAGGCCATACTCTGTAACCAGATGCAAGAGCTTTAGATGTTTGCTTAACTGATCCGTGGACAACTATAACTCTGTTTGAATTAAAAGAATTAGCCATCGCTATAGAATCGGTAGAAAATTTAGATTCATCTACTCCGCCTCCAACTATAAGAGTCTTAATAAACTCAGTATCTGGATCATTAATGTGAGAAACTATAGATGTGGTTGGTGCAATATCAAAATCCTGAGGGACATTAAGATCTGAAAGAATAAACTGATAATCTAGATCTGAAACTGATTCAAATACTTTAGTAAGATCGCCTGCAGCATAAGTCTCTGTTCCCCCTACGGCTACCTGATGAGTTAAAAACGTAGAAACATCTGTTAAAGCAACTGCTCCATCTCCGATTATCGCACTTGTTGAATCTAACTGGAATTTTCTGCCAAAACCTTCGTCTGTGGTTGCCCAATCTATAAGAGTCTGTATATTATCAAACTCTGGAGACTGAATAACTAATATAGGTTGAGAATCTGCTTTCAATACTTCATCATAAGCAACCCCATCTGTATGATCTCCTCTCCATGAACCCTGCCATATCTTAAAGATCATCTTAAGTGGATCATTTACTCCAGGTGCTATTGTGTATGAATATCCTTTATCAAGATGAGTAGAAGTCAAAACTCCATTACTTACTACACCCTCATCCTTACATTTAATCTTAAAAGTTCCACCATGTAGTGAAACTGTAACTGTGAGAGTCATAGTTGCTGCAACTGTTGTTGCTGCTTTAGCAAAATAAAGAGTAGATACACCCGTATAACCAGGATAAGGGAAAAACAACCCCTCAGCCATCTTCCAGAAAAGACCTCCTTTTACAAATGATCTGAAACTGTCTATATCTGTAAACTTATAGACAGAATCTTTACCAGATGCAATAGCCCCATTAGAGCCTGATCCTCCGCCCCAAGTTGCACCTAATCCGGTATCTATAATAAGTATTTTGCCATAATCAAGATTCTGTGGAGTATTCTGTTCTCCAGAAGTTATAGTTGAATAAGCTCCTGGAAGTTTACGCATCCTATTGTTAAAATATACTTGAGTTGCCATCTATTATATGTTCCATGTGGCTCAATTTTTTACTCTTTACAATAGATGTTTAATTAATTTTTAAAAATAATAAAATTTTTTCAGATATAAAAATTTAAGATAGTATTTTTTGATCAAATAAAATCTTGTGAAGAATCTTATTATTTGATATATCTGGATACTTCTTATCAAAACTCAAATTTAACCCTATTGATTTAATAAAAAGTGGATTTGGAATCAATTCGTTATTAGCTATGAGTTCTTTAACTGAAAGAGATATATTATAGAATGGCTCTTGTAGCATCAAAGAATCCTGAGCTCCAATAAACAATGCTAAGAGCACTTCTTCTACTATGATAACCTCATGTCTATTCATTGAAGTTATCATAAGTTCATACTGAGAATCAAAACTTCTTCTTCTCTCATCTGCAAAACCTCCATCAGAATTATCATAGAAATCTTCTCCCATGTTTCCAATTCCATCCTGTTTTCCTTTTGACTTAGCAGGTTCTCTTACATGAATAGTAGGGAGCATGGCTCTATCTGAATCAAACATCAAACGAGTATCTATCTTTCTGTGATCATCAGTACCTCTTGTGAATATCTCAATTGCCAGAGTTCTGTAATCTACTCCCTCGACTATATCATCATTATCAAAATATCTATACAAAAGAGACTCTTTCTCTAAATTTGATACAGTTGGCGAAACAAACGATATACCTGCTGTTACAGCTTCTAGAATCAGTTTATTTGTTGAACCAACCAATACTATACCTAAAGCAAGATACTGTGTAGAATAACGTGTTACATAAGTAGAAATAGTAGTATTGAGATCAGTTACAAACTCAACCATCCTGTTCACTCCATCTGCTGCTACTATAGAAGCTTGTCCTGATGTTCCATTTATTGTAATAGTGTCTTTCTTCTTTACTCCTGTTGCATTTGCTGTAGTGTGAACTAGAGAGATTTGCATAGCAGTCTTACTCTCATAATCAGCTTTAACAAAGCTCAAAAGAGCATCTACCAGTTTCTTTACTCTTAATATACCTACTTGAGCCATTTATCTATTGCTTAAAAATTCGTTTACTGCATCATCTACTATAGACAAAAAATCAGTTTGATCAACCGCTTTATCCATCAGTTTTTTTGCCTCAAAACCAGGGTGTATCCAAGCTGCTGGATCTGAATTCTCAGATACTCTTCTGAAGTTCATATAAGCACCTCTCTTTTCTGTTCCAGATCCTACTTCTATTCTCTGCAGTCCTTCATAGATATTAAACTTGTGTTGATATCCACTAGTCAAGTTTTTTCTTACTGCACCAAGACTACCAGGAAGACCTTTAATCTGTTCTATTGTTATAGGAGAGGAGGACTGCTTTACCAAATTCTGAATCGGTTTAGGTAGTTGTCCTGAGAATATAGCTGATTCTCCTAATGCTTCTGCTGTTGCGTATCTGAAAGGAACTGAGATGTACCATTTACCGTTCTTTCCTATATGTTTCTTTGGACTATCTGCAAATCCTAATTTTTCATCAAACTGACTAGCCCCTTCTTCTAACATTAATGACATAGGGCTCTGCCTAGGAGTCAACCCTATAGTTATGCTGTTGTCATCTGCAGATTGTTCCTGAAAGATCCCCCTCTTGTACTCTTGTCTAGTCGATTTCAGGTTCTGATCTATCTGTTCTTCCCATCTCACGACATATTCAGTGGCAACTCTATCTAGGATGTAGTTGCTCAGCAATTTGATCTCCTCTGTTGTCAGAGAGAACTCTTCAATTGTTTCTGATATGTCTATGGAGATTGGAATCACCTTTAATCTTTTTTGCTCATACCCGCTTCGCTCATCGCAATAGCGATGGCTTGGTCCTTGTCTGTCACTACTTCTCCTGATGAGCTCTTCAGTGTTCCAGCTTTGAACTCCGCCATAACTTTGGCTACTTTCTTCTCTTTGCTTTCGTCTTCTGATTTCTGAATCTTATTACCACCTTCTTCAATAAGTTCATAGATTTCTTTTGGAGAAAAAGTATGACTACTTTTCCTTTCTTTTTTTGTATATGTTTCTATAGTAATCTTATCTCCATCTATGTTTGTTATTTTAGCAGTAACCTCTCCTCCACCTGACTGTTCACCAATTGAAAAAGTGAGACCCTCTCTCAACTCTGTCTTTGGTTTATAGTCATCTCCTGCAGCATGATAAGGTCCTGAACTGGGTCTTTTCTTTTCTTCTTTCTTAGCCACATCATATAAAGGATGACTCACATTGGAAGAGATTTTATGTAACTCATAATTTGATAACTTCGATAAATCTTGTTCCTCAGCAGATCCTTTATTTGGATTATTTTCTTCATAAATATAACGATCTCCTTCTTTTCTGATATACTTATGACTCCTAGCTTTCTCAAGTATATCAGACTCTGCTTTTGAGAAACTGTCGTTGATCTCCTGATCTGACAATCCCATCCCTTTCATGACGTTGAGTTTGTCCTCTATGTTTCCCAGTTGTATTCTATCGTTTAGATCCATGATGTATGATGTTTATTTGTTTGACGATGTAAAAATAATAAAAATATCTGAAATATAAAAATTATATTTGTTATTTATAACGATTATATATTAGAGTTATCTAGTAGATTTGTCCCTGCGTAATTCGTTGATTTTCCCATCACATACTGACTCTTCCTTCCTATAGCCTGAACTGGGAGTGGATATTCCTGGTTTTTGCCATTGTTATCAGTTATAAAGGCAGATCTGAATGAGTGTGGTATATCAACAACGTTGTAGCTTTCTAAGTACTCATATTCTATGCTAACAGCACCGTTAAAAGTAGATAGAAACGTCACACCGAGAAACTGTACTACCATATCGTTATCAGCTTTCACTCTATACTGATTCGGATTGAGTTTAGTCAGTAGGGTGGTCTCTGAATTGAAGAGATAGATGCTTCTTATAACGTTCACTTTGTAGGAACAGAATATGAAATTATTTGCTCCAGACACTATCAGTGGACGTACCTCAGACAGTATGTTTGTCTTAGTTTTAAAAGATATCTTATCCATCAGACCAAGTCTCTCCTCGTCTCTGACGGTGATGTTTATCGTCCCTACTAACTCTGGACTCCAATGTTTGTACTTAGTAGAAGCGTTTGCAGATGTTATAATAGCATGAGTGAGAACAGGGTTAACAAACACCCATCCTAAACCAAGACAGTTCATACAGGTCGTTAACGCAGCTCCAGATCTACCCTTGCATGGACACTCTACTGCGTTCTCAATCACAACCTCGTACCCCTTGTTCCAGATAAGTTGCTCGTAATCGTTCTTTACTTGCAGAGGGATATTTATAGCCCCAATCATATTGGGGGGTGTGGATTTTCTGATGCTCATGCTGCCCCTGTTTTAAATTTACAGTTATCGAAGTGCCAACGTCTCATAGAACCATGACCATATCCACCTCCCTCAAAGCCACAATGAGGACAAACTAAAACAGATTTGCTTTTCTCTGTCTTATTAGGATTCATTTTGCAGTAGTCAAAGTGCTTCTGATACATTGCTGGAGTAAAACCTACTTTGTTACAATACGGACAGATTATCTCGATCTTCTCTTTAGCCACATAATTAGGGTTCTGTTTACAGTTGTCAAAGTGATGTCTTATCATAGGTCCAGTATGACCTTCTTTATTGCAATATGGACAAACAACCTTTTCTCTGTGTTCGTATGCTGCTTTTAGTTTCTGTTTGTGATCTGCCATTCTATCTTCGTTACTCCAATATTCTCTAAGAAGTTCTTTACCTGATTCAGGAAACAATTGATCTTTTCTATTGGAAGGCCTGGCTTTACTTCTTAAGCTATTGGCTCTATTTTGTTCTTCAGATCGCTTAATTCCTCTAGTGCCATTACCACCTTCACACATATTATACCCAATAGTTTGATCCATTGAGTCGAAAAACTTTATCCAATAGATCTCTCTTTCATTTAGTGTATCTATTTCACATATCTCAATTATTTCCTTTACAAAATTCTCTTTTCCATGCTTTTTGATTGCTTTATTGAAAACAACACCGGAACCTAAATATTTAACATCTTTTTCTGGGTGCTTTACAGAACCTCTTTGCCCAATATAGATCTTATTGTTAGCAAGATTTGTAGTCTTGTAAATATAGAAATATGTTTTTTCTTTTCTCATATTAGAGACTAGTAAAATTTATCCCCTTATAATAGTGTTTTAATCTCTTTAAATAACTATCTACATCTATCAAGTAACCTTTAATTCTTGCTGAATAAGCTGAACTACTAGATGATGCTGTAGAGGATATTGATTGACTCAGTCCATCTACGCCTAATGAGATAGATGATAAACCCCCTTGGCCTAGAGCTATGTCTCCAGCTTGATGGAATAATCTAATTGCTGCGTATTTACCTATCAGATCTATGATATCCAATGGGATCTTATCAGCATCAAAACCTGTAAGATATTGAACAGTAAAGTAAGCAGGCACATCGTTGTAAGCCGTAAGGCCGTAGTAGGCAGTTATTCCGCTGAGTATCACAGATCCAGAACTTCCAGAGATAGATCCAGTAGGTATAATATGGATCTTTTTGTAGTACATATTCTCAGAGTCCTT